CCATCTTGAAGGAGAACATAACATGGCAGAAAAATCCCTACTTGAGCAGATGCTCGAGCGCTTGGTCAACGACGATCAAGCCAAAGCAGAAGAATTATTCCACGAGTACGTAGTTGCAAAATCTCGTGAGATCTACGAAAATCTAATCGAAGCTGAAATGGCTGACGATGAAGAGGAAGAAGAAGTTGACGAAGCAGCAGAAGACGAAGAAGCTGAAGAAGAAAAAGTTGACGAAGAATTTGAAGACATTGCCTACGAAGGCGACGACGAAATGTCCCCAATGGGCGGTGATCCAACAGACGACCTAGAAGGCGAAATGGGTCCTAAAGAAGACGGCGACCTAGCTGATGAATCCGAAGAAGAATTATTTCAAGACCTAGACAGCATTGTAGACGAACTACAAGCACGTTTTGATGCATTAGGCGGTGGTGACGACGCCGGTGCAGGAATGGGCGACGAAATGGGCGACGAAATGGGCGACGACAAAATGAAAGACGACTTCGACCTAGCCACAGTACGTGAGTATGTTGAAAAAGTTCCAGGTGGTCACGGTGCAGAAAAGAAAGGCCAAGGTGAAGGAGCACTGTCAGGTACAGGCAAACTCAGCCAAGGTTCCAGCACCAATGCCAAGTCAATCATTGACAACATGAACATGAAAAACAGCATGGGCGGCACTACTGCTAACATCCTAAACGGCCGTAATGGTGCTGATGCTGGCGAAGTTGGCGCAGGTAGAACAATTAAAGGCTCTGCACTAAACGGTCAGAAGCCAAAAGAAGATAATGCAGGTAATATCAATGTTCCAGGCGGCAAGGCAGGTGGTGCTTTCTCAACAAAAGAGCCAGGTCATGGTGCAGAGAAGAAAGGTGAAGCTGAAGGTAAATTCAGCGGCACAGGTGGTTCTTCCGGTTCAGTTGATAAAGCAAGCCTTTTCCGTGGTCGTAGATAATAGGACGTAATGGTGAAAACTAATCTCAGTGAACAATTGAGTTTTGACCAGGCAAAGATTGTCTTGGAGAGCGAAGGTGAGGGCGAAACAAAATCGCTGCATCTGAACGGTATCTGCATTCAAGGAGATATCCGTAATCAGAATCAGCGAATTTATTCTTCTCAAGAAATTGGCAAGGCTGTCAAAACGCTCAACGAGCAGATCTCTGGTGGATATTCTGTTTGCGGAGAGTTAGATCATCCTCAGGATTTAAAAATCAATCTAGATCGTGTTAGTCATATGATTACCAAGATGTGGATGGATGGTCCTAACGGCTACGGAAAACTTAAAATAATCCCCACTCCAATGGGTCAGCTAGTACAGACCATGTTGCAGTCGGGAGTCAAGTTGGGTGTATCGAGTAGAGGTTCCGGTGAAGTAGATGGCGGTGGTAATGTTCAAGGTTTTGAAATTATCACTGTAGATATTGTAGCACAACCTAGCGCCCCGGGAGCTTACCCAACTCCAGTTTACGAACACCTAATGAATACAACAGGTGGATTTAAGGCATTTACAATGGCAAAAGAAGTTCAAGGCGACCCCAAGGCACAGAAATACTTAGCAGAGAGTCTGGTGAAGATCATCAGAGGTCTCAAATAACAGTAGGAGAATCACATGCTAGATATCGTAAAACAATTGTTTGAGAACAATGTGATTTCCGAAGAAGTCAAATCGGAAATTGAATCAGCTTGGCAAAGCAGAATTCAAGAAAATCGTGACCAAGTCACTGCCACACTACGTGAAGAATTTGCACAAAAGTATGAGCACGACAAGTCCGCAATGGTAGAAGCCGTTGAAACAATGTTAGCAGATCGCCTACAGGCAGAGCTATCAGAGTTGGCTGAAGACCGTCAAGGACTTATCGATGCACGTACAAAATACACACAAAAAATGAAATCAGATGCCACAGCAATGGAAGCATTTGTATTGAATAATTTGCGCAAAGAACTTGCAGAATTACACGAAGATCGTAAGGCAGTTGCTAACAACGTTGGTAAATTAGAATCTTTTATTGTGGATGCACTAGCGAAAGAAATCGCGGAATTCCACTCAGACAAGAAAGACTTGGCTGAAACAAAAGTCAAACTGGTTCGCGAAAGCAGAGCCAAGTTTGAACAAGTTAAGAAAGATTTTATTGCTCGCTCAGCTGCAATCATTCAAGAAACAGTCTCCAAAGGACTTAAATCTGAAATGGTTCAACTGCGTGAAGACATTGACGCTGCTCGCAAGAACGACTTTGGACGCAGACTTTTTGAAAGTTTTGCCAGCGAATATGCTGCCAGTCATCTCAATGAGAAAAGCGAAACAGCTAAACTTCTAAGAGTAGTTGCTGTAAAAGAGCAAGAACTTGAAGAAGCAGCAAGAATTGTTGCAGAAACACAAAAGTTAGTTGAAAATCGTGAACAACAGTTACGTGTTGCACAAAACACAATGGATCGCAAAGAAGTTATGAGCGAATTGCTAGGACCATTGGGTGGAGACAAACGTGAAGTGATGAAAGAATTACTTGAGTCAGTTCAGACAGAAAAATTATACACCGCTTATGACAAGTACCTACCTTCAGTAATGAACGGTGGCAATGCTCCAGTCAAGAAAGCGTTGACCGAAGGCAAAGAAATTACAGGCGATAAAAATCAGGCACAATCTTTTGGCAGAGAAGAAAAATCTGCTGAAATTTTTGACATCCGCAGGCTTGCGGGACTAAAAGTTTAAGGAGAACTATAATGTCACAATTACTCGAGTCACGCTGGTCGGAGACCAAAGAAGCTCTTTTAGAAGGTCTTCAAGGTAACAAGCGTTCAGTAATGGCAACAACTCTAGAAAATACCCGCAAGTATTTGGCAGAGAGTGCCTCAGCTGGCGCCACATCCGCTGGCAACGTTGCAACCCTAAATCGTGTGATCCTTCCAGTGATCAGACGTGTATTGCCTACCGTTATTGCTAACGAATTAGTCGGCGTACAACCAATGACTGGCCCAGTTGGTCAAATACATACACTACGTGTTCGCTACAGTGATACATTCACAGGCGCCACAGGTGACAGTACCACAGCTGGTGAAGAAGCACTAAGCCCATTCAAGATTGCTGAAGGCTATTCTGGTAATACCAACGGTGTAGCTGATGCAACAGCTGCCAAAGAAGGTGTTGCTGGTAATAGAATGAGCATTCAGATCTTGAAGCAAACAGTTGAAGCCAAGACACGTAAGTTGTCAGCTCGCTGGACTTTCGAAGCTGCTCAAGATGCACAAGCCCAACAAGGCATTGACATCGAAGCAGAAATCATGGCTGCTCTTGCACAAGAGATCACAGCTGAGATCGACCAAGAAGTTCTACGTAGCCTAGGTACTTTGGCTGCTTCAGCAGGTAACACTCACGTATACAATCAAGGTGGCGTATCTGGTGTTGCTACATTCGTTGGTGACGAGCATGCCGCATTGGCAGTCGGTATCAATCGTGTTGCAAACGTGATTGCTCAGCGTACACGTCGTGGTGCAGGTAACTGGGCCGTTGTTAGCCCACAAGCATTGACAATTCTTCAAAGTGCTACAACTTCTGCGTTCGCAAGAACAACAGAAGGCACATTCGAAGCACCTACAAACACCAAGTTTGTTGGTACATTGAATAGCGCAATGAAAATTTATGTAAACACATACGCTGCTGATAACAGCGCAATTGTTGTAGGTTACAAAGGTTCTAGCGAATCTGATGCAGCAGCATTCTATTGCCCATACATTCCATTGATGAGCAGTGGTGTTGTTCTAGACCCAAGCACATTTGAGCCAGTTGTTTCTTTCATGACCAGATATGGTTATGTTGAGTTAACAAATACTGCTTCATCGCTTGGTAATGCAGCAGACTACCTAGGTCAGGTAACAATTACTGGTGTAAGTTTCATCTAATTTTAGATTTATATACATCTGTAAGCAGTTCAAAAAGGCTCTTCGGAGCCTTTTTGTTTGACTTAAATATCACATGCAGTTGAACGATGAAAATGATTTTGTATTATTGAGACTCCAATTCGCGGAATGGCGTCGACGATTCCCCATGTTTGATCATGATGTGCGCAACATAGAAAAAATCATAGATCAACACATCCAAACACACAGCAAAATAATGGTCATGCATAGACAGACCAAAAATCGCAGCTACTTGGAAAAAGCACAACGTGAAATTGATACCATCAATCAAGTGCTGAGCACAGTGGAAAAATTAGAACTGATGAGTCTACTCAGCCGCGGATAAATAAAGTATCTAAGTTAGTTATGCGGTACCCACCGCGTAGACCTAGAACGTCAACATAAGGAGAAACAAATGGGACGTCCATTAAAAACAGATCGAAATGGTGTAGATGTTATCAACACCCCACTACTCACAGCTACAGGTATCACAGTAAGATTTCATGACGGTACAGCTCTAAGATCAGACGGTATCATTATCAAACAAGTAGGTGGAAAAAGATACAGAATTGCTAGAATTGGAACACCAACAGTGACCACTGCTTGCACTTTGGTCAGCGGTACTCCAGCAGCAGAAGGAGAAGTCAGCATTCGAGGTTACAACACAGCAGGTGTTGGACAAGGCGCACAGGTTACAGCCAACCTTGTGTCGATCGCTAAATTAACCAAACGTGTGGCCACAGATTACAGTGGCAACCGTTATACTTGGTTACTAGAAAACGATTCGTCTGCAGACTACATTTCTATGACACCTCTATAATCTAGGAAGCATGCATGGGACAGTTTGTACAAGTAAGTGGTGACTACAATATCAAATCCGGTGAAGGCGCTGTTATCACGCTGGATACCGGTGCTGGTGTTGGAACCACTCGCGTCACTGGTAATTTGATTGTTGAAGGTGATACACTAAACGTCTCTGTTGAAAATCTCCAAGTGCAAGACAACATCATTGTTGTCAACTACGGCGAAACAGGTGCCGGCGTCACACTGAGATATGCGGGCATTGAAGTTGATCGAGGTTCGGCGGAGTCAGTGTCATTCTTGTGGGACGACAATGACGACACTTGGAATTTAAAACAGGGAGCTGGCTACAATTCCAGTCGACTGCGAGTCAAAGAAATTCTTACCAATGCTGACACAGACAGCGGCGATCTCACATTGATAGGCACAGGCACTGGTGTGATCAAAGTGCTGGGCACCACTGCCTATGAACTACAGGTCACAGATGATGACGATGTACCCAACAAGAAATACGTGGATGATGCGATTCAAACCAATCCTACTTTTCAGATTCTAAGAGGAGATACTCGAGTTGCAGCATTTGATATAGGAAGTTCAATTGATCCCGGGTTATTTCCTATTGGTCCGTATTTTACACAACCCACAGAAAGCCTAGTGGGAGTTTCTATAGACAATAACATTGTTGCGCAATTTTTCCGCAACAGAGTGCAGCTTGCAGGCATTAATTTCTTTCTAGAAGACCCCACACCGGATGATCCGTTAATTCCAGATGCAACAGTATTACAAACAGTTAACACCAACGGCAATATCAAATTAGAAACCAACGGCACCGGCAAGGTTCAGATAACCTATGCCCTGCAATTAGATAATCCAGGTGTAACACCAGCAGCCGTTACCAACGCTAGTTTGGTCTACGGTGGATCAGTTGGTACTGGTAGTACCGGAGTTTATTTTAGAAACACTGTCAAGAATGACGAATTAATTAGCAAGAGCAAGGCTCTTGTTTTCAGCATGATATTTTAAGAGATGACAACATGATATACAGCACAAGACTTACAACTTCAGGAGATACTTTGGTGTTTACCAGCACTAGTACAGGCGCAGCAGTTGGAGGAACTGTAGTTGCTCAAGATAATGCCATTACCAACATCATAGTTTGCAATACAGGCACCCCTAACCTAACAGACGAAACTGTTAACAGTTGTACATTAACATTGAACCTAGTAGCAGCAGGTGCCGTAAGTACTGATACCAATACCATTGTTAAAAATCTAATTGTACCGGCAGGCGAAACTGTGTTTTTTAGCGATGAAAGAATTGTGCTAAGAGGCGCAAGCGG